TATTCGGGTGACCTAAACTGTATCGCCCTGGGGTCGGGGTTCGGTTTCCCAGGCTTGAATTCGAGTTTCTCGAATTTTACGAATAACTTCACCTTTGCTTTCCTACGGGTAATCCCCCCCGAAAGGAGGTTAACCGCAGCTCGTTCGTACCGGGCCCGCTTGGCCCCGGAGTATACAAGGGGGAACTCGTGAATTTCCAACTCACGATGCTTCCCCAAAAGTCGCGCCAGGCGTTTCCCGGTAACTCGTAACCTTGCCAGGCCATCAGAGGTGGGGTAAGGTACCTCACCGACGACTCGCTCTCGGATGGCCGCCATCTGGTTGCACGGACAGTCATAATGCGCGTATGAATGTATCGCTCCCCGGATGGGTGGTACCGCCAGTCTAATCCACCGGCGGGTGTGGGGGTCCCTGTCGTGTCCACGCGATGGTTTGATCCTGCAGCCGGGGTCCATGGGCCTGAACTCCCTATTTCTCAGATAGCTGCACACCGCGGGGATGTTGACAGGGCACCCCTAAATGGCACCCGGCATCTTGAGGGGTCTCCTACCCGGCAAGATGCCCTTCTTGACAAGACCATTAATGGCCCAGGCCCCGTCAAGGTTACGCTTCCCCGCCATCTTGATGCACACAGCCTCCTCGAAAGGATTCATGGACATCATAAGCGAGGTCACTTTTGTCGTCTGGTCATACCTAGTTTCTGGATCCCAGGACGGTTGATTGTCCTCAATCCAGTTACCAATCTTGTAGACAAGGTCCTGAATGTCCCGACTGCCCTTGTCCGAAAACGACTTCTTCAACTGCATCGCCATGTAGAGATCAGGGTTGACCCCATGCTTGACGCACTGGAAGACAGTCATATTCATATGGAGGTTAGCGCCCGGTTCGTACTCATACAAAACCGGTCGATACCACCAAGCAATCAGCCACAACATAAAGACGAATGACCAAACGATGGTCCACTCGGGCCCGAGGCTCGTCACGCAGTAACGAACTTCTGCTAAACCCCCGCACTTCCCACCTTGGTGGATGAGATATACGAAGGCACCGAGTAGGAGTGCCAAAATGCAAAGCAGTGCCAACATCGCGTACCATCCTTCATATGACATAATGAAGGGGGTGTGCCAATCGTACCTGCCTGTTACCATTGAGGGGTTTGTGTACCACCAGACCTTACAAAACTGGATAAGAGATTTGGGCTTGTTTTCCCCGATAGGAACGTTGACCCCGGTCATTGTGTCGATTGACCGTTCAATCTCATACCTCCGCTTCGTCTCGGACAAACTCTTCAGCTGGTCCGAGGGACTCATAGGATTGAGTGGCCTCAGCTGGATAGCCGAGACCTCTGGCGTGCTCACCTCAGTGGCCTCAAAATCGGACCCAGGCGTAACATCCCCTGCCGCGGTGTCGCATATTAACGAGACCCCCCTTTCAGGGGGTGCGGGAGGTGGGAAGGTGTTGTTGCCTAGGTCAGTGATAGCAATATCACTGCAGGATTCGACTGGCATGGCTGCGTTCCGAGGTGGGGGAGTTCGGCCGACTGCCGTCTCAAGATCTTCCAATCTAATAACCTCTTCCGAGAAACTCTGAATCGCCTGCTCGTGTGCGTCGGCCGAAAGGGTACTTTGATCTTCCCCCTTGGGTGCGCTTGACGGGCTTGGGCTCTTCCCCACTCTAATCTTCCACTCGTCCCAATCGGCCTGCGGGGCGTCCCGTGCTGGCCGTGGGAGGAAGGGTGATTTACTGCCACGAAGTCTAGGCTGTCCGAGCCTATTCAGTCGGACAACCTTTGCTTTGCCACGTGTTTGAACCACGCTTGAGCTACTTGCGTTACTACGCCTCTTCGCTCCTGACTCTCCAGTCCTGGTTTGTGCAGGGTTTGTTACGCCCTGCTTGCTACTAACCTTGCCCGCAAGCTTGGCTTTCGCAACAGAACTGGATCCCTCGGAGGAAGACCCAGTCCCTGATTTTAAGGTGACATGCTCGCCTGGGGGGCGTATGTCCCTAGGGGGCCGGTTGGCGCCGGACCCTGATAACTCGTTTTCTGTTGCTAAGCCTTTCAACTCAACACCAGCCTGAGACCCGTCATCAACGTGAATCCCCGGCGAAATGATAGCTACGTCTACT